ATACTCGTCGCGCGGCGCCCGAACCGCTGCCCGAACGTATCACGACAAATGGGCAACGGTCAACAGTCAACATTTGAGGAGCTCGAGGCGGGGCCAGCTCGAGGAGCTCGAGGAGCTGATGGCGGAGCTCGAGCGGGTCCAGGTCGACGAGCTCGTCGATCGTGGTCGACGTGCCGCGCTCGAGTGCCGGCCGCGGCGCCCTCGAGCCAGTGGCGCGTAACCGTGCCGGCCGCGGCGCTTGTGGCGACCAGTGCCGGCCGGCGCCGCTGGGGCTCGGGCAGACTGGCGCATAACAGGATGGTAACGCGCCGCGCCCAGGTCGACGAGCTCGAGGAGCTGCACGCGCTGGTCGACGATGCCGGGTGCCGGCTGCGCAGCCGCCGGCCGTGCGTCGGCCGCGGGCCCGCGCGCGCGAGGCGTTGTCTGAGGGGGCCGCCGCCGCCTCGAGCCCTTTAGCTGGTCCTCGGCCATTTTTCATTGAACGTCCTCGGCTATTTTTTGTCGAGTGTCCGTGGCTATTTTTTTGGAAGAGCCCTGGTGCTGGGGCGTGGCCGTGTTATAGTGACCAGGGACAGTGGGACAAGGACAACAGGGGGGTGTGATGACGGATCGGGTGGGGAGTAAGGCGGCGTGGGGGAGTGCCGAGCGGGTGGTGGCCACGATGCCTGACGCGCTGGATGAGCAGGTGGCAGCAGCGAAGGCGACGGTGGATCTCGACTTGCACTTTGACGCGATTGACGCCTTGAACGCCGCCCGGCACGAGGCGCTGGCTGAAGCGAAACGGTATAAGGGCACCCCCATCGACAAGCTCGCCGTGGTCGGGAAACTCCGGGCTGCAGTGGACACGGCACGGGCCGAGGCTCGCGCATGGTCAAGGACGCCTCCCTGGAAGACGCGACGTGACGTGGCGCTGGATGAAATTGACAGAGCGGCAAAGTGGGCAGAGAAGGCCGAGGCTGAGCGTGACGAGGCGTTGGACGCGCGAGTGGCTGATGCTATCGAGTCACTGACAACACATGGGCAGTACAGCACCCACTACGACGGCTGCGCCGCAGACCACCCACTCTGCCGCGTGCGAGGCGTGCTGGAGGATCTCAACGCCGCACGACATGAGGCGCTGCGGCGTCATGCGAGCCTCTCAGACTGCGGGTCACTTGACGGCGAACCGTGTCGCGGCGGTGAGGTCGAGTGCCGAGCCTGTTTAGGCCAGCGATGCGACAAGGCCGAGGCCGAACGGGACGCGGCATCTCGCACGGCTCAAAATTACATCCGGCTCTGGCGCATCACCAAGACGGAGCGTGACGAGGCACTGCGAGGCTGTGCTGACCGTGTGGACCGCGAAGACTTCCAACTACTGACCGTGGCGCTGAACCTGGAGCGGCAGGCGCATGCCGTCACAACGGCCCAGCGTGACGAGGCGCTGGCTGAGCGGATGGCGCTAGAAGCCGAGCGTGACGCGCTGAAAGTCAGACTCGATGACTTCCTGGGCGTTGCGTTCTGCTCGACCTGTGCCGAGGCGTTTCTTGAGAGAGTAGTGACCGATGACTGACGCAACAGACGCGACAATTGGCTCACTCGACATCATCGTCATGGAGCATGACGGCACGACAATAGCCGCCGTGCCTGTCGGGGCACTCAAGCGACCAGACGGAGGCGATGCGATGCTTGCCGTGGCACGGGCGGCACGTCAGCAGATGGCGCTGAAGATATTCAAGAAGATGAATGTGATTGACCGCGTGCGCCAGTCAGTAGAGGAGTGCGAGAACGACTGGGAAGAGCTTCATGAATATATCGAGGCCATCGCCACCGGCACGAGCGAGGGGAGCGACGGATGACGAATACCGCCTGCATGATTCTGAGCCCGGACGAGTCGGTCCTGGTGTCGGGACTCGCACCGGCAACCTCGCATACGCCCTGTGGAGGAACCTCCACTGACGGGTCGGTCTGTAGTCGCCATCGGGCCCATCCGGGGTGGCATGTCAGCCACGATGCGTCTGGTCGAGCGACCGTCTACTGGCCGCGAGACGTCGCCACCGGCACGAGCGAGGGAGAGACGCGATGAAAACACTACGTGGTGATGACTGGGCGGATACCGTGACGTGCGTGACGGCCTTCGTCGTGATCCTGGTGGTGGCGGCGGTGACGATTGCGTACGCGCAGAGTTACGGGGGGCCGGACGGGGATCGGAAGGCGGGATGGGAGACGCTCTTGACGACGGTGCCGCGCACGGCGACGGGTGTGCATTATGAGTGCGAGCACTTCGGGGCAACGGACCTCGTGGGCACCGTGCGACCGGATGGCTCGGTGGTGCAAGGCTGGCAGATGGCCGGGGGTGGGGCGAGCGCGGTGGCGAACTCGGTCGTCATGCAGAACGAGGATGGAACCTGGTCGTTTTGTACGGGGTTTGTGGTCTGGGGGGTAGAGTAGGGGCATGGCGAACGCGAAGGCGTGGTGGGTGGTGGTGTTTGGGCCGGTGTCTGGGAAGACGGGCTACTGGCAGCCGATTGACGCGGCGATTGCCGTGGACCATGTGTATCGGGGGCAGTCGGGTCCGAATGGGCAGTTTCATTTCTCGAATGCCCAGGACGACATTGACCTGAATGTGACGGCGTCGGGGTATGAGGATTGGGAGCGGACGGGGTTGGTCCATGATGGGCACCGGACGATCATGGTGCGGATGACGCCGCGGGATGGGACGACGCCGATTGACCCGCCGGATCCGCCGCCGCCGTTACCGCCGGTGGACCCCCCGGACCCGCCGCCTCCGATTCCGCCGCCGCCGCCGGTGCCTCCGCCGCCTCCGCCGGTGCCGATTCCGCCGGGGCCGGTGTTGCCGGCGATCTCGTATGGGGATTTCCTGACGTTCACGGTGCAGATGCCGCATCGGTATACGCATGTGTCGCACCATGCGTTGTCGCGGGGGGCGTTTCAGACGTTGTTGTATCAGCACAAGCAAGCGGGGCATAACGTCTACGGCATTGGGGTCATCAACAAGATTGGTGGCGGGAACCTGGGGGACTATACCAATCAGGGGTTGAACATCTCGTTTGACTATTACCAGAATGTGCCGCGGTTGTTGGTGACGTTGCAGTTGATTCTGGATGCGGGGTTGACGCCGATTATTTGGTTGCGGCAGGACGACCAGGCGGCGTGGGACGCGACGGCGGCGAATGACTTGGCGGGATGGTGGAAGACCTGGTTGCGCCAGGTGAACAATTTGTGTCGGGTGTTCGTGGTCGGCCTGGAGATGGATGAGTATTGGAATGCGTCGACACAGTTGCGGATGACGCGGTTGGCGTTATCGTTGACGACGTCGGACACGATCATTGCGGCGCACTGGACGCGCAATAAGTGGTCGGGGGATGGGACGAGTGCGTGGTGGAATGCGGCAAAGTCTGGGTATCCGTCGCGGCGGTTGGTGGGGGCGTTGCAGTACGGGATTGGGGAGTCGGACAGTCAGTTTCGGAGTTCGACGCAGACGTATGTGAGTCGATTGAATGGGGTCGGGGTGCGCGGGGTGTATGCGGAGGGTGCGAACCAGCGGGATCCGGGTCGAGGGCAGTTGGCGATTGGGAGTGGGATGGTGGGGACATGGCAGGGGATCTGAGGACGCCGGAGCGGACGATACGGATTGAGGCGGGAGTGTTCAAGGGGCAGCACGCGGTGAAGATGGTGATGGGCGACCGGGAGTATCTGTTGAGTGACCAGGGCGCGCGGGAGTTGGCGGAGGGGTTGGTGGCCGCGGCGGGGCCGTTGGTGGTGCAGTGACCTGGTTGGGGGCGACGATGCGGATGGCGGCGTCGATGCGCGGCTGTCACAAGGAGTTGCGTCGGATTGCGGATGGCATCGAGTTGCTGCAGCCGACGAAGGGGGTGGGGTTCCGGTCGTTCTATGGGGACACGACCGGGAAGGGGGTTGACGACGCGAGTTTGATGATGCAGTCTGAAGCCGAGTTTGCGGCCTTTGAACGTCGAGAAGCGGCACGCGCCCGTCGCGGTCCCCCGGTCACCTTGGATGAGGCCTTGGATGACGATGATGGATAGCGCGGAGCAGGACCACACGGTAGTGGAGCACGGGTCGGTCATGGTGCGGTTTCCGCACGCCCAAGTTGAGCAAGAGGTCTGCGTGGATTCCTGTGCGTGTGGGTATGTCCACATTCACCTGGACGGGACGGGGTTCTACGTGCCGGCCGAGGATGCGATCGCGTTCGCGCAGTTGGTGATGGAAGCCGCGTACCTGGCCGTGCCGACGGAGGGGACGCATTGATGGCCACACGCAAGCGCAAACCGAGTACGGCGTTGGCCTCGGGGTTGTCGAACCTCGAGAAGGCGGTGGGGGGGCGCAAGCGGTTGGTGTCGACCTTGCTCGAGGCGCCGCTCTCCAAGGAGCAGCGGGCGGTCTTGGGGATCTTGGCGGACCCGGGCAATGACAAGCTCCACTTGCTGGACATTTGCCGCACGAACCGGATCAGTTACCAGGCACTCATTCGGCTCTTTCAGGATGCCACCTGGGCGAAGGCGCATGTGGACGCGGTCGCGCGTGCGGCGGAGAAGTTGCCGGCGGTGGCGGAGAGTGTGATGGACCGGGGGGTGGTCCATGACGTGCCGTGTCCGATCTGTTTCGGCCGTGGGGCGGAGGGGTGCTCGGCCTGTGATGGGAAGGGGACGATTCTGCGGGCGCCGGACACGCGCAGCCAGGAGCTCGCGCTGCAGTTGGGTGGGCTGGTGTCGCGTGGGGGGGCCGGGGTGAATGTCTCGGTGAACCAGCAGACGACGGTGCAGCAGGCGCAGGGGGAGTTCCACCAGGACTTTGCCACGTTCCAGACGGATTCGGACGCGGCGCTTTTTCCGGTCATTGACGTGAAGGCGAATGAGTAGGGACGCACATCCGGGGCGCGCGCATCAGTGGTCGCCCCATGCGGCGACGGGCAAGTATATTTGCCTGCTCTGTTGGAAGTTCACATGACACCCCCCAGGCTGGCCTGGGTGTCAGAGCGCCTCGACGGACCCTCCGAGCACCTGAGTTGGGCGGAGCTCGCGTGTCACGACGGGACGCCCTACCCGAAGGAGTATGGGGATCGGGCGCAATGGCTCGGGTATGTCTTCGAGGAGATTCGCAGGGAGTGGGACAAGCCGATCGTTGTCACGAGTGGATACCGCACGCCGGCGTACAATCGTGCGGTGGGTGGGGCGCGTCGGAGTCAGCACCTGGTGGGGCGCGCGATGGATCTGCGCCCCCCGCAGGGTGTGCCGATGGCGGAGTTTTATGCCACGATTCGAGCGATGGCGAACACGCCCTACTGCTTGATCAATGACCGGCCCGCCCATGCGATTGGCGGCATCGGTCGGTATGCCCGATTCGTCCATGTTGACGTTCGCCCACGCCCAGGCCGTCTCGTGGTCTGGGATTCTCGTCCACACATTTTGGCCGCTCGCTATGGCTGACGAAAAACCAGAAGCCGTCGTGTTTCACCAGGACGCAATGTACGCCGTGGTGTGTGAGCCTCGCCTATCCGGGATGGAGCGGGAGATCCGCAACGGGTTCACACGGATCACGGATCACCTGGAGCGACTCAACGGCTCGACGGCTGTGGCTGTTACCTCGACGGCGGTGGCGCTGGAAGTCGCCAAAGCCACCAGTGCCCGCGTCTTGTTTTTGGAAAAAGTGGTGTTCGGCGGCATCGGCATCATCGTGATCGCGGTGATCGGTGCGGTGCTGAGCGGAGTCGTCGTCACGCCGTAATTTCCGCCACGTGAAGGAGCGTGTGATGTTCGAGACGTACCCATGGTTCGCTGATGTCGTCGCGGCGTTGTTGGGGCTCTTCGGCACGGCCATTGCTGCGGGGGTCACGGCATTGGTGGGCATCTTGGCGAAGAAGGCGCACCTGTCGCTCAGTGCGGAGCAGGACGCCAAGCTCGAGAAGATGGTGGCGGACCTGGTGCTGCGCGTGGAGGAGGAGATACGGCGGCATCGGTCAATGCCGTCCACGCCAGAGGCACCCCCGTTGATGTCGAAGGATGCCATCTTTGATGCCCTGGCGGCGGATGTCGGGTTGGACGTTGCCATCGCCCGTGGCGTACGCGACCATGTGTTACCGCGTTTGCGGTCGTTGGGAGCTGCGTGAATGCCTGTTGACCCGTCGTCCCCACCGAATCCATGGACGTCGAGGGAGCCGTTGCTCGGGGGGGCCAGGGTGCCTTCCCCTGCCCCACCCGACCCGGCACCGCCGCTGGGGATTGTCCCATCGCTGGCGGCGGGTGCGCGCGGCGCTCTTGATTTGTCGGTGGACACGAGTCGGTTTCGCGCGGGCCTCGCCACCCGTGCGACGACCTGGCTCTCGGTGCGCGGATACGCGGAGCGGCAATGGGGAGGCGCGGGCTGGACAGCGGGCGCGAGCGCGGCCTTTCGCTGGTGATATGTATCACGAGGCCATCATCGCCGACCGCGTGGCTCGCGTGGAAGCCACCCATCCGCGCTATGTCCCGCCTGGCGGGTTTACCCGCACCGCGGTCGATGAAGTGCGGGCCCGACAAAGTGTGCTCGACCTGGCCATGGATGACCGCGGCCAGTGGCGTCGGTCGCTGACGCCGGCCGAGCACGAGTGGTGTCGGAATGAGTGGGTGCTCAGCAAGTGTGACTTCGCCTACTGGGCCGAACGCTATGTCACGATCAACGTCGCCGGCAGTGCCTTGGGCTATCTCTATCCGCTCTGGGAAAGTCAGCGCCTGATCCTTGATCGGATCGCCCTGCTCGAGAAGAAGCGCCGGGACACCGGCGACCCCGACGGCCTCTGCATCAATGAACTGAAAGCGCGGCAGCTCGGCGCGTCCACGTTGACGGCGGCGATGATCGCGCATCGCATCACGATGTTCACGCACACCTTCGGCCTCATCGCGTCGGATGTGCCGGAGTCGAGCTCCTACCTCTTCGGGATGGTCGAGCGCATCATCAGCCACTTGCCGTGGTACATGAAGCCGACGACGAAGTATCACGTCAAGGATACGGAGTTGGTGTTCGACACCAATTCCAGCCATCTCTGGGTCGGGTCGGGGAAGAGCACGCGCGGCACGGAAGGGAAGCGCGGCCAGCTTGGGCGCGGGAAGACGATCTCGGCTGTCCATCTCTCCGAGCTCTCGACCTGGGAAGAGCCGCAGCAGATTGACGGCGCGCTGCAGCCGGCGGTGCCGATCTCGTCTCGCACGCTCTGGGTGAACGAGTCGACCGCCAAGGGCCGACACAACTGGTGGCATCAGCACTGGCTCGCGGCGAAGAAGGGCGTGGGACGGTTCGAAAACATTTTCATCCCGTGGTACGCCGAGCAGCACAAGTACTGGCGGCCGGCGCCGATTGACTGGACCCCCAAGCCGCTGACGCTCGCGCACGCCACCCGCTGCGAAGAGACGAGCCACTTGTGGATGGACCGGACGATTCAGCTCACACGGAACCAGTTGTACTGGTATGAGTCGACGCGCGCGTCGTATGAAGAGAAGGACGATCTGTCGACGTTTCTTGAAGAGTACCCGGCCGACGATGAAGAGTGTTTCCAGTATTCGGGACGGAGCATCTTCGGCCTGGACGTCCAAGAGCGGATTCGCGCACAAGCACGCCCATTGCTTGGGGTCTGTGAAGTTCGGCCCCGCCGCGAATATGTGCTCGACTCTGAGGGTCATCGCATGACACATTGACCGCCTTCGATGCCGTCAAGCTGCCGCCGGCCTATGGGCTCCGCACGCTGTCTGAGCGCGAACGGGCTCAGATGACCGAGACGGAGGATCTGGAGGACCATCTCCTGATCTGGGAAGCCCCGGCCCGCGGGCACAAGTACGTCATCGGGGTGGATGTCTCCGATGGCCTGGGGCAGAACCGGTCGGTGATCGATGTGTTGCGGGTGGGGACGATCGAGGAGCCCGATGAACAAGTCGCGCAATACGTCAGCCGATGGGTGGACCCGGTCGACCTGGCCTACCTTATCGACCCGGTGGGGCGGTTTTACCGCGACGACGATGGCTTTGAAGCCCTGGTGGCCGTCGAGACGAACAATCACGGCGTGGCGACCCAGGCGGAGCTGGCGCGGCATCTCGGCTACGCGAACTTCTTTATCTGGCAGAAGGAGGATGCGGCGCCTGGCACGAACCGCTACACGACGGCCATTGGGTGGGTCACGACCTCACGGACGCGCCCGATCATCCTCTCGCGCTATCACAAGATGGTCAAGTCCGTGGACCCGGTCACCGGCCTCTCGGACTACCGCATCAATAGCCCGTTCACCATGGCCGAACTGAAAGACTTTCAGACCGAAGGGATGCTCTGGGAGGCCGAGGCGTCGGCGGGCGCGACGGACGACTGCATCATGGCGGGGGCGATTGCCTGCCATGTCGCGCAGACCATGCACCATGAGGAGTCGGAACCGGTGTCCGAGCAGCGACACCGCCTGGCTCAGGAGCGCGAGCGGTCGTCGGAGTTCGAGGATGCGCTGCGGACGCGCCGGGATTTCCAGAATACGGACACGACGATAGGAGAGTTGGATGGCGAAAGCGAGTTCGACGGGTGGAGCGGGGCGCAAGACTTCGAGTAACGCGGTGGTCGGACAGATGGTACAGTTCCGGGTGGGCGAGGACCGGTGGTTGCCGCTGCTGACCCTACGGTGTCTCAATGGCCTTGTCTCGGGGTGGATCATTACCGATGGCCGAGACGATGGCGGCGAAACCTGGATCACGCGGAATGCGTTTTACCGGCCGACCAAGGATGCCCCGTGGGTGTGGGTGGACGCGGCGACCGCAGGCTTGAGTATCGGCCAATGGAGAGAGGGACCAGATGCGACTCACCATACCGGACGACCTCGTAGAGGTGTTTCAGCCCCAAGCGTCAGCCAAGGAGCCCGTCGAGAAGCTGTTACTGCAGCAATTAACCAAGTTCTCCCACGTACCGGTACGCGATAGAGTCCTCATCATTGATGGGGCCGCGCGTGACGACCTGGAGCAGCTTCTGCACGGGCCGTCGCTGACGACGGCGGCCGACCTGGTGAATCGGGTGCGGGCGCTGATCGACGTGAAGATTGAAGGCGTGAATGTGGCGCTGACGTTGGCGCAGCTCGAGCAGCTCGTCGGCCGTGCAGAGAAGCTCGGGAAGACCCCGGAGGCGCTGATCGAGGAAACGGTGGCGCAGATGGCCACCCAGTTCTTCGACTACGCGAGTATCTGATGGCCCTCCATGATTTCCGGTGCGCGTCCTGCGGCTACATCTTGCGTGACCACAACGTGCCGATTGCGCTCGGGGCCAGGCGGGGGGCGCCGTCGTGTCCGTGCAGCCTGTCCACGACGATGGACTGGGTACCACAGCTCGGCTCGTTCGACGCCTTCACCGCATTCACGGCGGATGTCAACGGGACGCCGACGCAGATCGACTCCCTCCATACGCTCCGCGCGGTCGAGCGCGAGACGGAACGGAAGTTCCGTGACGGGATTGGCCAACCGCTCGTCTGGCGTGACCTCTCTCAGAACAGCAGTAACCGCGACGTGAACAGCTTTGGGCCGTCCCCACAGCCCACGTTCGAGACGCATAACCGTCGTGGTATCCCGTTCATCACGAGGCGAGACGGACGACCACTCAATGGCGAATGACCCTCTACTCGACGGCGTCCTTCCCTCCATGGGCTCGGGGCAGCATTTCTTCGAGAAAGGTGACCCGCGTGTCCTGGGCTGGCTCCGCGAGGCCATCACCGAGGGCGAGCGGATCAACAAGTCAGACCCGGCCTACGAACGCATGGACCAGGCGGCGACCTATGTCATGGGTGAGCAGATGGACAGCGACCGGCCGTCCTACCTGCCCAAGGTGGTGGTCAACCAGACCAAGAAGAGCATCCGCGCGCACGTCTCAGCCCTGACCGACCTGAAACCGCTCTTCTCCTTTCATTGCGGCAACCCGGCCTACGAACAACAGTCCTACCTCCTGAACAAGCTGGTCGTCATGTGGTGGACGAACACGTTCGCCGACCTCGACCTGGCCGACGTGATCCGCTACTCCCTCACCATGGGCGCGGGCGACTGCGTGGTGGAATACGACAACCACTACGGCAATTACGGGGACAACCGCCTCATCCCGCGAGACGCGCGAGACACGCTGCCGATCCGGCCCAGCCGCGAACGCTCGATCCAGACCTGGGAAGGCGTCGTGATCCGCGAGGCGCACAGTCCGAACGTGCTCCGCGGCATGTTCCCCGACAAGGCGCATCTCCTGAAGCCCGACTCGGAAGGCCAACGGTTTGGGGCGTCGGCGACGAAGTTCCGCCGCCTGGTGAAACAGGTGGTGACCCCCACGATCTTTGATCGACTGCAGTCAGGGCCGACCCAGACCGGCAGTGGCGTGTCGCCCGAGCTCACGCTCTACCGGGTCTTCCTGACCGACCGTTCCGTCAATGCGACGTTGGGACCGGTGCTGATGGGCAAGCCGGGCACGAGCTGGGCCTACATGGTGCAACCCGGCGAGCGGCTCTACCCACGCAAGCGTCTCATCGTAGCGACGGAGACGGTCATCCTCTACGACGGGCCGAGTCCGTACTGGCACGGGATGTTCCCGATCTCCCGGCTCCGCCTGGACCCGTGGCCCTGGCTCTTCTTCGGCCTGGGCCTCACGCACGACCTGAAGCCGATGCAGGACGGCTTGAACACCATCGTGAATGACTTCATCTCCACGTTCAGTCAATGGGTGAACCGTGGCGTCATTGCGGACAAGAACGCGGTGCCGGAGTCGCTGCTCCGTCGGTTCGACCCGCGGCGCAAGAACTGGAAGATGAAACTGAACCCGACGTACGGCGAGGGATTCAAATTGGCGGATGGGCCGACCTTGCCGCCCTGGTCGATGGAGTTCCTCCAGATGTTGTTCACCAAGTTTGACGAACACTCGGGGACGGCCAACCTCCAGGCGCTGATGCAACTGCGGCAGATGCCCGGGGCCGACACTATCCAGAAGTACTACGAAGCCATGACACCGGAGCTCCGGCTGGAAGGGCGGCTCATCGAAGCCTTTCTCCGTGACGTGGCCGACATGATCAAGGTGAACATCTTCCAGTACTACTCGACCTCCCGGCGGATGATGATGCTGGGGGAGCAGGGGTTGGCGCTCGAAGACCTGGACTACGACCCGGGGACGCTGGTGCCGGCGATGACCCCCGACATGGAGGGGTACACCCCGGAGCTCGACAAGAAGCATTCGCGGGACGTGCGCGCCCAGTATTTCCAGCGGCTCTTCACCTTCTCGGTCGAACCGAACTCGATTCTTGCCATGAACGCGGTCGAGAAGAAGATGGAAGGCTTCCAGATGTTCCGTATGGGCGTCATGGATTTCTGGACGTTCCACGAGCGGATGCAGACGCCGAACGTCGGGTCGCCGCCGGCCGTGCCGTTGCCGCCGAAGGATCCGCAGAACCCCGACCCGAACACCGCGGTCATGGATCCGATGACGGGGATGCCGACCGGGATGGAGATGCGCGTACCCGAGACGATCACGGAACGGCTCATGGCGCAGATGTCGATGGGGCTCGGCCAGGGGGAGAGCGGGGGAGGCCGCAAGCCGTCAGGCCAGGAGCCGCCAGACCTGGAACAGAAGTCAGATGGTCGAACGACCATTACGGAGAGCTGATGACCGTTGCTGACGAGGTGCAGTCGGCTTGTCATCTCTTCGAAGATTGCGACACGGAAACACCGCTGGGGTTCGGGGACATCCTTGACCGCTTGAAGCGCCAGGGGTTCACCGGGGCGGTGACGTTTCACTTCCGGCACGGTCGCCCGCAGCTCATGGAATTGGGCCCGCCGGTGCGGTTGAAGGTGGGGCGTGTTGACAGAATAGCGTAACTGCCTCCATACTCGGCAACAGTAACCCTTGGGGTCCATGGTCTGAGGCCTCGCATCAGACTACGACTCCTGCTCAGGATGCCCGTCCTGCAGCAGGAGTCTTTTTTCGTACAGGGCGATGGAAGGTCTTGGGTTAATGAAAGACCGTGCCCCGCGGAACGCGGAGAAGATTGGCGCCACGCCGAAGCGTGCGTATCGGGAAGACCCCGAAGTGTCTGGGCAGAAACTCTCAACACCCAAACCGTTTACGAAACAGCGGGCCTCGAAGTCGCAAGCATCGTCACGCAGCCTACGGAGGAAACGATGAAGAAAACAAGTTCTGGCGGCAAGGGCAGCATCAAGGTGGGCAAGGGCGGCGGCGCCATCCTCACCCCGTTCAAGGACAAAGTCGTCGACGGAAAGAAATAGTCCATGCCTGACATGATGGACTATCCACCGCCGACTCCCGGCAGCATCGGTGGCGCCCCACCCGGCGGCGGGATGGGCGGCGGCGGTGTCCCGGGCGGCATGGGCGGCATGGGCGAAATGGCCCCAGCCCCCCAAGGCCTCCCCCCAGAAGTGCTGCAAGGCATCATGGGACTCGCCGACCAGATCGACCAGTCGATCCTCGCGCTCGCGCAAGCGATGCCGACGGCCGCGGCCGGTCTGGGACAAGCCCGCGAGATCATTCAGAACGAACTCGCAAAGATGCTCCAGTCCGATGCGTCGGCCATGTCGCCGACGAACGTCGGATCGCAGTTCCCTGGCGGAGGCTTCTCCCAAGGGCTCGTGTAGCACCGTTCAACCACCGCCGTGCCCACGGCGTGTGCCGCTCAGACCCGATTCGATCACTGGCCGAGGTTGTCCTTCAGGTCGACGTGTGGCTGCTTGCCCCGATTCGGGAGGCGCCAGAGCGCGACTGGCGGAGGTTGTGGAATGGCCAAGAAACTAACACGAGTAGAAGCCGGCAACGAGTACGTCGAGAGTATCCTCGCGCGATTGCCCGAGGAAGTACGCGAGATCGCGGCCAGCAAGGTGTTTACCGACGACGTGCGAAACGAACTCGGCGAACGCTCGCTGCGGCAAGTGGAGTTCTCGCGGTTAGCGGACGAAACACGGATGGCCCGAGAGACGGCCGAGAAGTGGAAGTCCAACCTCGACGGCTGGTACGCCGGGAAACAGCAGGATCTCGAAGAACTGGATCGGTTGCGAACGAAACTGGCCGAGGCGCCGGCCGCATCGGCGGTTGACGACCTGGACGTTGATGACTTCGGGGACCGTCGTCCCCCGGCCGTTGATACCAGCAAGTTCGTGTCCCGCGAGGACATGGCGCAGCAGATGCTGCAGATCCAGAAGGACGGTCTGGCGCTGATGTCGCTCACCCCCACGTTGTCCGTGAAGCACCTTCGGGAGTTCGATGAAGTGCTCGAGATCCAGAAGGTCGTGGAACACGCACAAGCCAAGGGGATGCGACTCGAGTCGGCGTACGACGACATGGTATCCGGGCGGCGCGAAGAAGTGCGCCTGGCCAGCGTGGAGTCGCAGATTGCCAAGGCCCGTGAAGAGGGCCGGCAGGAAGCCATTCGCAATTCACAGTCGATGCCGTACCCCGTGAGCTCTACGGAGCCCACGACGCTCGACGGACTCAAGCCCGATTTCCAGAAGGGCCAGGCCTTGGATGCGGCAGTCAATGACTTTTACACCAACCAACAGTCCTCGTAGTTCGTTGCGCGCGGCGTGACCAGCGGGGATGGAGTGACACATGGCTGCACCACAACTTGACGAAGTCAACACTGGCGTCAGTAAGCACATCATGCCCGGTCTTGTGGATAACTTCTTCAAGAACGGTCCCGTGATGGCGTATGCCAAGCGCAACCGGATGAAGCCGTGGCCGGGTGGCCCGCAGATTCAGGAAAACTTTCTGTACAAGCCCATGAAGGGTGGCGCGTACACGAAGGGCGCACAGTTCGACATCACCAAGCTCCAGACGAAGACCGGGTTGCTGTTCGACCCGCGGTTCTACGAGGTCAACGTCACGGAGTACACGGAAGATGTCGAAGTCATCATCCGTGGGCCGGAGTCGGTCTACAGCCTGGTCCAGGTCGACCTCTCGAATGCGGCCCTGACCTTGTCGGCCATTCTCGAGATCGCTATCTACAAGCACGGGCAGGCCATCGCGGGCGACGACCGGTCGACCGAGATGAACGGCTTCTCGGAGGCGCTGTCGGACGGGGTGAACGCCAACTACGACGGCAACACCTACGCCTCCTACGGTGGCCAGACGCGAGCCGACGTCAGTCCGGCGCTGAACTCGCCGTCGGGCCTCATTGCCGCCAACGTCAATGGGGGCATCACCTACCACGTCCTCGAGCATAGCTACATGAGCTGCGTGATCGGGGAAGAGCATCCGAAGCTGGGCGTCACCACGAATCGCTGCATGGGGTTCATCAACGAGAACTTCCAGCCACAACAGCGGATCGACACGATGGAGCCCAACATCGGCTGGCCGGGCTTGAAGTTCAAGAACTCCACGATTCTCGTGTCGCAGTACGCGCCCGGGATCGACGGAGTGAATGACCCAGACCTCGGCGATTACTCGCTGGCTGGCGGAGAAACCTTCCACTGGCTGAATCCTGGTGGGGAAGGCGAAGATGCGTTCTTCCGCCTCCATACCTCGACGTCACCGAAGTACGCCTTCGGCTTCACCGGGTTCAAAGTGGCTCAGGACTCGACAGTCGTGGCAGGACAGATTCTGTGGAGCGGAAACTTCACGGTGCGTGCGCCGCGCCTGATGAGGATTCTCCATGGCATCACCAAGTAGGAGAGAGGCCACATGAGCCCGAACAACATCAGACAGCAGGGCGTGTTCGTCAGCACGGGCGATCCCGAAACCGTCGACGATGCGTCGATGTACGCCCCCGGCACGTTGGGTGCCAGGGTCACGGTCAAGCAGCCCACGCGCGGGGCCGCGGGTGCCGAAGACTACCGCTACAAGACCTACCAGTATGTGCGGGGTGACAGCTCGATGTCGGTCACGCCGTTCAAAGGGGCGGTCATGTGGTGGGCCGACAAGACGGCCTACCAGGTCA